CCTGAAATAGATTCTACATATAGTCTTCTTCTTCAAACTTACCTGTCTTTTGTATATCTTGTTTCTAGCAAGTGTTGACATGAAAGGTATATTTGCTTTTACTAATTGTCTTAAAGAAGTTGTATCTAATCTATCTAAATGTTTTGAAAGAGCAGTTGCCTTTTCTGGAGATAGTGTTTTACCTTTTAAATCAGCATATGATATTTGTAATCTCTTAATCATATTACTTGTGAACTCATCTAAAGTTTCTTCTTTTTTAATAATTGATTTAGCAATTTCATGTCCTTTAGTAATAGTCTTCTTATCTAAAGGTGGCTCATCATTCATAGATTTTTTAGCTTGTGCCATACCAATAGCATAAGCGTCATCTTTAGCCATTTCTTTAACTTCTTTTTTCTTAGCTTCTTTTTCTTCTTTGTCTTTAAGAAGTTTATTAGCAATACCAATAGTTAATGGTACTTCTCCTGTTTCAGGATTAGGTACTGGTTTAATAGTTTTGTTCTTTTCGTTTTCTAGTTTTTGTTTCAAAAGCTCAATTTGACCTGTAGCTGCTGTTAATTGTTTTTCTAAAACATCTGTGTCTTTTTCTTTCGCAAGAGCAATCTTACCAGCAGGACCAATTTTACCATCTTGTTCATTTACATCTTCAAACTTACCTGTCTTCTTGTAGATTTTGTTTCTAGCAAGTGTAGTTAGAAAAGGTATATTTTCTTTTGATAGTTGTTTTAAAGAAGTAAGATCAAGTCTATCTAAATGACGACTTAACGCATTTGCTTGATCTGTTGAAAGTTTTTTAGGCATTGTACTATATGATTTCTTTAATCTTTTAATCATATCGGAAGTAAACTCATCTAAATTTTCTTCAGATACTTCTCCCATTTCTTCACCTAATATTTTTTTAACATCAGCAACCGACATTCCTAATTTCTTAGCAATCTCATCTGCCTTTTTACCTTCTTGGTTTGCTGTAAAAATATCTTTTAAACTAGCTTCTTCTAAATCAGATTCTTCTTTTTTAATTTTAGCACCTGTGCCGTATTGGTCGACATATCTTTGAGCCTCTGCTGAAGTATTATATCTTCCTAACTCCATAGTTGTACCATCTTTTTTAGTAATAACTACTGTGTATTTTTCATCTAAACTTTCGTTATATTTTCTCAGTTCGGCATCCACTGTAGGATTTTTAGATAAACCTTTTTCTAGTTTTTCTATTTCTGCCACAGCTTTAGTCATATTATCTTTGAATTTTTTAGCAATATCTTTTGCTTTTGAAACTAAAGTCCAACCATATGTTGCTTCTTTAACTTCTTCAGGTTTATACATCATGTGATCTGAAACTGAATTGATATAATCTTTTGCTTTTGTAATTTTAGATTGTACCCAAGCTTCTAAAGGGTTACCTTCATCTGATTTACTTTGTAACGCTGAAGCCAATTGAGTAGCCTTATCTGCGATGGCTTGTAACTCGCCTCTCGCCATAGAAATCTCGTGGTCTTTATCGTCTTGTTCTTTAATACCTCTAACTTGTTTCAAAGCTTCTGCCATTGTTTGTCTGTATCTACTCATTATAGGTCACTCCATACTTCATCCCAATTAGAGATTTTTTGTTTTAACATTTTTTTTAAACCCACTTCTAGTTTCTGTCTTATTGTAATAGCGTCATTACCTACAACAGAACCATAGTTGTCGTGTACTACTTCTAATGCAGAGTAAGTATCTGCTAATTTTTTATCTCTTAAAATTTCAGCAGCAATATATCTTCTAGTTTCAAAGTGATCGTTTCTAGCCGTTTTGGCTCTAATGTATTGTAAATTAGTTTGTGAAGCTGATCCCTCATTCAACTGCTGAGTTCTAAATTCTTTTAATGTTTTTTTAGTCATATTCTTTTATCTCCAGTTTCAGTTCCGAACTACCTTTGTGTAGTCTATGAAACTGCTCTTTATTAATATGATAATTTTGACCTATCTCTAATTCAGTAGGCAAGTTATTATCATGTTGTATTTTCCATCCTGTACCATAAACAACTTTGACAATACGATCTTTCTTATCCTTATGCCATATCAATTGTTCTTGTTTCACGTCCTCTTTAAAGACTCTAGTAAATATTTTATCAGCAATACTTTTTTCAAAGTCATCAAAAGGTTTATAATAATCTTCTAATTTCATTACCAAAAAAAGTTTCCTCCTCCACTCATACCTAAAGACTTGGCATATCTCGGAAGATTACAAGCCCAATAGGCCGCTGAAGTTTTATCTTTCTGCTGGTCACATTTGTGTCTAGCAGCAAAACTTTTTCTTGCCTTTTTATTACTAAGCTTTACACTTAGTCCTGTTGTATCTCCCCAAGTGACTTTCTTAATCTTATCACCATCACGGACAAATACATAAAACTTTTTAGGTCCACCTCTCTTTGGTTTGTTCAAAGGCGGATCTTTTTCTTCTTCTTGTATTGGCATATCTAAAGGCACTTTCTTTCCTTCAAACATATCAAATTCACCAATATCAGATTCTAGTAACTGTTTATCCCAAGATGAGATTTCGGTTAATAGACCTTCATTAAATATTGATCTAGCCTCTCTAAACAACTTATAAAATTCTTCACTATGAAGTCTATAAATGTTTTCAGCAAAAGGTATATTGTTTTCAACATGATACATTACAGACTTACTAATCTTGTCTTTATAATCTGTAAAATTCAACATTATATCTTCTCCATCATACGTTTCACTACTTCATCTAGCGTAGATCGCCATTCTTCAGCATATCTTTTCTTATATTTATCAATTGTTTCATCTGAAGCTGACCATTTTTCTATATCTTCTTTGGTAATATTAGTTGTTTCTGTACCTCTTTGTTTAGCGTCAATTGGTTTAGCGTCTGGTTTTTGACCTGGCGTCACCTCTTTAGTATGGTTAGCATAATCATGCCCTATTTCATATGCTTCTGGTACACAATTAGGCACTTTTTTTCCATTTTTATCTTTTAATCCCACTTGTTTATATCCTTTCCAACAAGCATCCGTTAAATCCTGTCTTAATTCACCAAACATTTTCTTATATTTTAGTGTATGTTTACTAGGTTTAGTTTTTGCTTTGTCGTCACCTGGCGCTGGTTTATAAGGTCCTTTTTCCGTATCTTGTGATTTGAAGTGAGATGCTCTTTTTGATTTAACATCTTTTGATAAGTCTTTGTAGTATTTTTTAGGTTGAGTTCCTTCTTATCCTTAACATCTCTGTCTTGTGGCAATTCTTTCTTTTCTGAAACTGCTTTAAACCCATAATCTACATCTAAATTATATTCTCTCACTTCGGCCTCTCTATTTGATGATACAGGAACACAGTCCCAAATCCAAGCCTTGTGTAAATTGTTATTGTTATCTTCAAGTACAATGTAATTTGTACCTCTTCTTTTTATTATTCCTTGTAGATTCTCTTTTATGTAATCTATCTTATCTCCTATGTTAAAAATAACTTCTCTAACATATAAATCTCGTATTTGGTTTTGTTCAAACTCATTCATTGAAGCTACAGGTTTAGCTCCTGATACATGAGAAAGACCACCATAACTAGCGGCCAATTTAGTTTTAATACCCATTCCAACTCTCACACTATTCATTAATCTTTCTATGTCTGCTGGATTTCTATAACTTGCTGGTAATCCTTTTTTAAATGTTTCATAATCACCTTTGGCAGCCGCATCTCTCATTTTACTTGCTGAAATACCAGTAGTTCCTTCAGCATCCGGATCTCTTTCACCGGCAGATACAACATTGATCTTATCAAAGTTATAATAACCGTGTCTGGATTTTACATCATTATATTTGTTTAGTATATTTTCGAATTCTCTTACTCTATCACTACCTACAACCATAGTCACATCTGAATAATTTTTATTGTGCAACTTGGTCAGTAAGTCTAATACCATATTGGTTGGACTGATTTCTAAATCTTGTCTATGTGCTTTAAAAATATCTCTCATAAATCTAAACTTAACATCTGGAGAAAGTGGATTCTTCTTACTGTCTTGTGATCTACTTAAATATATTTTATGGTCACTGCTGAAATAGATTTTACTTTTCTTATAAGTTTTTCATGTCCTGATGTTGGTGGATTAAATCTACCAAATGTAAATGCTATTGATTTATCTTCAACTAATAATTCTTCTTTTACCATACCTTGTAATTTTCTACCATCAATATCTCTAAATGTATCAGCGACAGCGGAAGCGTAATAGCCAATATCGTGCCTTAATGGTAATCCTTCTATAGCTCTTTCTTTTTTCTTTCTATCAATAACATCTTGTAAAACTTTAGCAGCATATTCATATCTCTTTTGAGTTGTGGCCATCATTTTAATTTTAGTAACTAAACTTTTAAACCAAGCAGTTGCTTTTATTTTTACTTTGTCTAATGTAATTGCCTCTTTTAAACTGTCTATTTCAGCGTCTGTTACTTTACCATCATCTAAAATCTTTTTACATTTCTTGTAGAAAGTTAGATAGTGGTATTTTTCTAACATCTTATAGATTACATTTTTAGGTAGTCTATTTTTAACACCATAAGTTCTTATTTCATCTGGTGACATATCTGTATCAAAAGCTGATCTTCTTTCAGTATCAACTGTATCACCAACTTTGATAATGTCTTTTATGCTATCTTCTATTTCTTCTAACTTATCATTAATCTTATCTTGTAAATTTAAAATATCGTCTGGTTTTAATTCTTGTAATTCGTCATAGTCGATTATATCTCTTTTTAACTCACCCTTGACAACATCTATTTCTTGTACTTTTCTTTCAAAGTCTTTCATGTATATTGATTTGTCAAAGGTAAAATCGTCTGGTCTTTTAATAAACTTATTTTTTTCGATATCAAACACAGCATCAGCTTTCTTATTCTGATCATCATAAGTTTCTTGGTCTGTGATGAAGTAAAAATTAATTGGGTGTTTAGTTCCTGGTATTTCTTTACCTTGAATATTGTCTGGATTTTTTGCTGACAAATATTTAAGAGAAAGACTTACTCTTTCATCTTCTTGTTTTTCTTTTGGTACATCAAATAATATATTGATGTCCAGATCAGCGTCATTTCTATATCTCTTTGTAAGTATTGAACCTATCAAAGCAATCTTTAATACAGGATATTCTTTAAAATCTTTTACTTGATTGTTAATTAATTTTAGAACACTAGATTTAATTTTAGGATTTTTAGTATCAGCGTCATCAAACACAGCTGGCGCATATGTTCTTCGTGGTATATCTATGATACTTTCTTTTATGTAATCTTTAAATCTCATCTTCTTTTTAACTCTAGTTCTTTCTTTATCCAGCTCATGGCAATACCATTTTCTGGTTTAGTTCTTAATTTACTTCTAATAAATTTAGAAGCTGTACTTAACACAGCACTAACTAACTCTTTTTCACTTCTATTATTATCAACAACTAACATTTTACCTGGACTAAACACTCTTTGAAAGGCACCTATATTTGTTTGTACTTCATTCCAACTTTTCTGTACAATATATTCAGGTACTTGTCTTGGTCTATTTGCATTTCTTTCTAAAGCAATCTCTAAACTTGTATTCACAAATACCATATGACAATCATAACCAATATTTTTTAACATACTTACTTGTCTTTGAACCAGTGATAAATCTCTACCTGTAGCGTCAATAATAAGACCTAATCGTCCTTCTACATATTTATCTAATTGGTTACCAGTAGTTGTTTTTGCTCTTTGTCTAATAATATTTCTAAAGTATTCTTCTTCATCTGGCATTTTAATTGAAAGATTTGCTTTTTTTAAACCACTTTCAAATGCGTTATCTGAATTGACTACTTTTAAACCTGTGCCAGAAAATGCTGTTTGTGTTACAAATGTTTTGCCAGAGCCTGGACCACCTGCTAAAAAGAAAGCTTTGAATATACCAGGATCATAAACTCCCTCATTTAAATACTCTCTAAACTCTCTCAATGGTTTTGCCTTTAATTGTTTTATAATCTTATTAGCAATATCTTTAGGTTCACCACCCTCAGCCTTAATCTCTATAAAACCTGGTTTCTTTCTGTAATATTCTACCACTGGACCTGTTTCTTTTTTGTATAAAGCAATTCTGTTTTTAATAATTTCTGGTTTATCATCTGCTCTACCTCTTGCTGTAAGTCTTCTTATTACTTCTTGTTCACTTACATTTAAGAATACTACTTTATCTATCTTAATATTCTTCTTTTCTAAATCTCTTACTTGTTGCATATATCTAGGAAAACCATCAAATACAAATCCGTTCTCTGCCTTTTCTACAGCGTCAAATACAAGTTTTAAAACTATATCATTAGGAGCAAAACCACCTTTACCTAAATTAGATAATCTTTTAGCAATCTCACCACCTTTTTCTTTTTCTTTTCTTAATAGTTCACCAGGATAGATATGTTCTATATCTAAATCTTTTGTTATAAATTCAGAGTACGTTGATTTACCTGAACCTGGACCTCCTATTAAAATAATATTCATTATCCTTTAACCCAGTCCCTCTCAGCCGTAAAATTGGCTCTACTAAATTCTAATCTATCTACTAACTTAACAGCACCAGCACCTCTATCAACAGCAACAAATCCTTCTGGTGCCGTTACCTTATAACCGTTTGGTGTTCTTAAAAAATGGCCTATACTTTGTATCTCACTTAATTTATTTACCAAAAAGTTTTTGGCATTTTGTAATGTAACGTGTGAAGCAATAGCAAAGTAAAGTGCTTGTTTATTTCTGTTTATAATATTCATGTTCTTTTTCAATGCGTCTTTATATTTCTTTTTACCTGCTTCTGTTTTCTTACTATCTATTTCTGCTTGTAAAACATTTTCATAGTATTCACCAAACATATCTACAAGTGTTTTTACCTTGGCCATATTACCTTGTGTGTTTCTTATAAAGTGATTGAAGAAAGTTTTTAATCTATACCCGATTGATAATGCATCAGATGATGATTTACTCATTTCATCTAACATCTTACTTGCCTTTGATAGAGAACCTTCAGCCATTCTTATTCTAGCATTAAATGTTGATAACTCACCAGTGGTTAATTTTGCCGATCCACTTACATCTTTATAAGCAGCGTCAGCTAAGAATATGGAAGATATTCCAGATTTGCCTGATACTGTACCAAAGCCTGCTCTTAAATCTTTCATTTTTTTACCTGAATAGGATGTGTGAAATACAATTCCCATTCTTGCTCTTTTTATTCTTTTACCAATGTTTGAATTTGAAGGTACAGCGTAAGTGATTGTGTTTGGTGTAAATGTAATCATACTTTCACCATTAAAATCCTCTGACTTTAAATCTGATTTTGAAAATAGAAAATCGCCTTGTAGAATACCAGTTATCTTTAATTTTTTTAGTTCTCTTAATGCTATTGTTAATTTTTCAGCAAGACCACCACCATGGTTTCTTTTTATATCACTACTTGTATAATTGATTTTTGGAGTAGCATTGAATACTGCCTTAGTGCCAACAAAGAATTGGCCGTTTTCAGGATTAATACCACAGATAATAGCGGGAGCTCCGTCCCATTTGACAGACATATTGACTTTACTGGAAGAAGAACCAGCAAGCATATCTCTTATTGAATTAAGAAAGTTAATAGCATTCTCACCACCCTTTGAACCTTTATCAATTATGAAATCCTCCAAGTGTTGGAGATGAAGATTTTTTTCTTTGGTAAAAAATCCTTTAAAACTAAACATTTGGAACACCTACACTTTCTTTATTGAATGTGCAAACACCAATATACTTCTTACCGTTTTTTAAATTCTCCGTCTGATAAACAAACATTTTTCTCTCTCATTGTTTCCATTACTATAATCACTGTTTCCATATAACTCACTTGATAAGACTATTTATAAGACTAAACTCTTGTCCATAGGAATTTAGGTACGCCACCGTTAGATTCCCATACTTTATGTTTGTTTTGAAATTTAGCCACTTTATGAGCGTCTTCTTCAAAAAAATACTCACCAATAATACTCTTTGTTGGTTTTTCTATGACTTGCCATATTATATCTTTACCTTTCTTTATCATTTTTTTAGTATATGATAATTCAGGTTGTTCATTATTTGGCCGTCTATCGCCTCTGTGAAACTTTACTTTTTGTGTTTTTGACATTATAGTATATTCATATCCCAACTAATTATTCTTTTAACATGTTTTGATTTGTGAGGTTCTGTGAAGTGTCTAACAAATTTTGGTGTAATAACTATATCACCTTCATTAACTTTTAATGGATAATATATTGTTCTATCACTGTACCAATCATTCCAAGGTTGTAGATATTGTGTAACTTCGCCATCTTTTGGCATATTTAAATACAGTATGCCAGCTAACCCTACTGATCCATGATCGTGTGGAGTATGATAGTCACCTTTTTTATATGATACTGACCATATATCTTGTAAGTGAATATCTTTTTTTAGTTTTTGAGATAACATACCTAATTCTTCAGCCATAATATTATTAAAAGCATCAGCAAAACCTGATCTATCTTTTTGTCTATTTGTAGAAAAAGTTTGTAGACCATGTTTTCTTTCAGGAAATGCTTTACACAATTTTTCTAATTGTGGTTTTTTCTTTTTAAAATTTAAAGTTGGTATAGACCACATTGGAATTGTAAATAAACTATTTTCAATCATTAGTTAATCTCCTTATCTTTTACTTTTTCTTTATAATCTAATCCTATTTTTTCCATAACAGTATTAAAATCTTCTTCAATATGCCAAAAGTTTTCTTTTGACCATAATGATACTTTGTTTTCTTTTGTTAAATCTCTATAAATGGTGACAATATTATCAACATTAATAACTATATCCGTTCCTTCAAAGGGTGGATTGGCGTTTGTAAATACTACAAATTTACTCATTATTTCTCCTATATTTTGAAATCAGAAAACTTATCATACGCCTGTTCAGGTGATGGATAATTTTCTTTTTCTTTTGTTTGGTTACTATCTACTATATTCTGTGCCGAGTTCTCAACATCATATAATCTCATTTTTGCTTTATCAACACCTATTATAAATGCTCTGTTTACACCAGGATCATTGTATCTATTCTTTAACTGTTTTACTTTCATTTGACCTAGTGCGTCTAATTCCTCATTAGTCATTAAGGCAAACATAAAGTCGGCCGTTGCTGGTAAACCAAATGATTCAGATGTATCTTCTAAACCAATATCTGTACTTACGAAACCAGTTCTAGTAGTTTGTGTGGCACTAAAGATTGGAACATCAAACTCAACAGCAAGACCTCTTAATTCTTCAGCAATTGCTTTGATATAGAAGTATGAAGATATATTGCCACCTTTAAAACGACTACTAGCACAAATATTTAGATAATCAATAAAGATTATTTGTGGTTTAAAACTTTTCTTTAATGATAATTCATTTAGTAATCCTTTAAAATGGCCAGAATGAGCAGAGGCAGTAGGATATTCTTTGATAATTAAAGAACCTGCTGTTTTACTTCTCAACTTACTCATCTTACCATCATATAATTCTTTAGGCATATCATGTAGATCATCTATAGTAACGTCCATTAAGTTAGCGTCTATTCTTTCAGCAATTCTTTCTTCGGACATCTCTAATGTAATATACAATACATTCTGACCTTGATTTAAAAAGTTTGCAGCACAGTGACACATAAACAATGATTTACCAACGCCTGTTCCTGCTAAAGCAATATTCAATGTTTTACTCGGAACACCACCTTTTGTAATTCTATTAAAGAAATTTAAATCAAATGGATAACGTTTTTCTTTTGTATGATACCAATCAAATCTGGCTTCAGCGTCACCAATATAATCATGCCCTATATGGATTGTCAAATGAAACGGCTAATGCTTTACTTAATATGCTTGGTATGGCCTCTGGTTGATGTTCTTTATCTTTACCATCTAGTATTTTAATACCTGATAACACGGCATTATGTACTGCTCTGTCTTTACAAAACTTTTCTGTTGTATCTAATAACCATTGTAAATCGGACTTTTCATCTACAAAAGTATTTACAAGTTCTTTAACTAATCTTAATTCGTCTTCATTAATATCTTTTCTTTTACTAAATTCTATATGTATGGTTTCTTTTGTAGGTAAGTTTTTATACTCTTGTACAAATTTATCTATTTCTTCATACAGTAGTCTTTCTACTCTATTTGTAAAGTAATCAGTTTTTACAAAAGGCAAAGCTTTTCTTGTAAAATCCTCATTAAAAAAGAAGTTTCTTAAAATAGTTATTTCTATTCTTTCGTTATTTGTCAAAGACAACCGTTCCATCTGTTACTTGTTTCTCCAATTGTTCCATTAATATATCACCAATAAAATCTATAAAGTCTTGTGCCCCAATATCTTTTTTATTAGGGTTAACTATTATATCATAATCAAACTTCATTGGCAAGGCGCCATCTGGATTTTCATCTTTTGCAAAAGTTACCTTACCATATTTGTAGATAATATCTTCGTATTCACCTTCGACAATTTTTATACAAGTAAAATCGTCATCTGGTTTTTGTACAAAAACGTATCTCTTTTTATTCTTCGTCTGATCCGTATGTGAATTTTCTTTTGGCATATTCATCAATCTTATCTAATGTTTCTTTTGTAAAATATTTGTCAGGATTTTCATTGATATTCTTACCAAATACTTTAGAACCATCTGACATTTCGTATCGTGTAGATACTTTTTTAAATATACCAGCTGCTTCGCCAAGTTCTAATAAACCATAATGTTTATCTAAACCTGTTTTGTATGTGAGTCTTACATCAATCATAGCATTTTCTTTTGTTAACCTTGACTTATAATTCTTACAGTGAATAATATTACCAATTACTTCGGTGCCTTCTTTTTCTTTACGCTTACTTAAATAAATGATTGATGAGGCAGCGTACTTTAAACCTGAACCGCCACCCATTTCTTTTTGAGGGAACATAGAACCAATAACATCATATGTGTGATTGGTCATTATCATAGGTATATTTGCTTTACCTAATTTAAGGGTTAAAACTCTGAATGTAGATTTGACAATTTGTGACCTTGTCATATCTCTCGTTTCTTTACCAGCAGCCGTGTCTTCCATTTCTTTTGTAGTCGATAACATACCTAAACTATCTAATACAAACATTAAAGGTTTTCTTTTGCCTTCTGGTTGTTCAATATACTTGTCTAAAATTTTAATTGATTGGTTTCTAAATTCTTGTACTGTTGAAACAGGTACGATTACCATTCTAGTAGAGTCAACACTTCTACTTTCAATCATACTCTTTGAGATAGCACTTTCTGATTCGAAATAAATTACACCAGCTTCTTTGTCTTTATCTAAAAATGCTTTTACAATTCCTAATGCAAAAAATGTTTTACCTGTAGCCGCTTCACCGGCGATTGCTGTAATCTTGTTTGCTGGCATACCACCGTAAATACTGCCAGATAATAAGGCGTTAAAGGCGTATGATCCTGTGTCTATAAAATTGGTTACGTCAGCACTATCAATTCCATCACTTACTAAACCAGCATATTCATTACCAGTTTCTTTAATTATATCTTTTAAAAAATCACTCATTCCATAACTCCTATAAATTTATGTTCTTATTATATATCATTTCACTTAACTTGTCAAGTCTAATATTATTTATCATCATCAAAAGCGTCTTCCCATCCAGTAGGCATGGTTGTATTCATAGGTTTTTGGTCTTTCGGTTTGTTTAATTGAGTTTTTGGCATACTTGGTGGCCCTTCCCATTCAAATCGTAATGTTTCATCTTTTGGTACCCAACCTTTTCTAGGTTCTTCATAGTCTTCAGTTTTTACTTTTGTCCATAATAAATCTTTCATTTCATTTATATCAAACCTACCAAAATCATTGTATATTCTTCCCTCAAATTGATCGGCGATATTACGTACAATCTCTTTGTTGTATTCTATTTTTCTTTGGTAATCCCAATACTCTTTTAAGTCTTTGTAGTCCTTTTTTGTTATCATCTAATAATGTCTATGTTAGCTTCGGGTGACCATATTTCAAGTTCTCTCCTCAAACGATTATCATTCTTACAATTATATAA